CTTTTTATGATGGAAATTATAGTGAGCTTATTTAATTGTCACACAAATGTTACACAACTGTCACACAAATGACACAGTAGTATGATACGATAAGTTTTGTAGTTAGGAGTGAGCCTTATAAAATCCAGTGCCATTAGAGTATAGGTTAGGCTAAAAGTAAATGAGAACTAAACCACCATGCACTAACTACAAATTAAATCCTAGAGTTGGTTTGGGTAAGCTACCCTTACTGTATCACTAGGCTTACGACCTGCTAGGTAGAGTAGGTATGGTTTGTCAGTTCCATATTAAAGACTGACACTTTAATTTAAAACGAGGAGGTATGATATGGATTGGGTACAACTAGCACTTGATGAAACATTCAAGGCAATAGAAGAAGAACAAGAAAGAATGGCAGGGTTACAAGATCAACACGAGGACACTGGACTGTGTACTTGTGGTGTATTGATTCCAGATTGTGATGAGGCATACGCACACATAACAGGAGGTGCATGATGAAAATTAAATCATGGAACATAGGAATTGTATGGGAAGATGGTACAGAAGAATGTATAGGAGACGTACCAGACTGGGTAGCCACAAGCGTGGATGAATTTTTAACTGAGTTAGAGGAGGAAGATGTATGATGGAACGAATAGAAAAAAGTACATGGCATTCCAGAGTTGAGGAGATTTTAGCCAGAGACTTTGGAAATGTTTACAGTAAATTGACAGAGGTAACGCAACAAATGTTGCTAGATGATACCCATGATTACGTAATAAATTGTGATGATGTAGATAGTCTATCAGAGATGGACATAAACATGCTTGTAGAAGAGTATGTGGCGTCCTGTATTGCACGTTCGTTCAAGTACTAAGGGGTAACCTACCTTGTTACTAACCCTATGCTTAGAATGGAGGAGAATTTATGATTGCAACGTTGGTTTTAGTTTTAATTACTAGAGATTTATGGAAGAAATTGTAACACGATTGTCACACGATTTGACTTTTGTTATTTTTTATGATATAATCTTATACATATTAAAACATTAATCAAATTAATAATTAATTATATTAAATATTTATATTAATATTTAACAAACTTTATAAAACTTTATAAGAGGAGAACTATACATGGAAGGATTAATATTATTGGGAGGGGTTTTGTTTCTTACATTGTCAGCGTTGCTGTATGTGTACTTGATAGAAACTAAAAGGATTCAACCACACACTAGCAGACACTACCTAAAAACAAAAGCTAAGGTTGAACACGAAGGAAACTTTTGGGATGCAGAGTCTCGAATGTTTTACAAATGGGATGAGTTAACGAAACTATCTAAAGAAAGAAAGGAGAATAAGAATGACACAGTATCTTAATGAAATTTTAACAGGTAAGGAACGGGTGAGTGAAGAAGAACTTGACAAGCTTGTTACATCTTTGTATAGGCACAAGACTAAAGACGAGGACTACTACTTGACAAGGTTTGCCAGTGGTAGAACTGTTAAAGAGTTTACAGACAAGCGTAAGAAAGATGAGGTAACCTATGGATAGGACTGAGTGTGCAGTGGTCGGGCTTTTCTTAGCGTTGTGGATGTTGATGTCATTCCAAATGCTAACAGCATCCGAAGAACCTTCAGCAAGACAACGGTATGAGGTGTGCAGAGATAAACTTTTCACACCTTATCCTTATGAAATCAATCAACAAGTATGGAGGAACTGTATCAATGGCTAATGCAAGAACTAAAACATTAAAGGCTTACATGTCTGCTACACAGGGCAAGGGCAAAAGAACAAGTCAAGGTGAGGGTAACGTTAGCACCTCCACCATGAACAAGAATAAAAAAGCTAACTACAAAAAATATAGAGGGCAAGGAAAATGAAACATAAAATAGTAACGATTAAAGCACAACAACAAGACATTGATTTTGTGATTAAAGATTTCAATGATGCTATGTGGGGAACTTCAAGTTTGTTTGAGTATGGTAGTTGTACCATGATAGAAGCTCATGCTATTCAAGATGTTCTTGAAAGAGTAAAAAGAATACTTGACTTAGAAGAGATAGGCTACTACCCTAACAACTGGCAGAGGAAAGTTAAATAGACACACTAGTTAACGTAGAAAAAACAGCCTTTAATTTTTTAAAACTGTTTACATCTTAGCATTAGTGTGGTATAATACAGCTTATGTATTCAACAGAAAGAGATCAATATAGGACAGAGATTCTAACTCGAGAAGAGTATAGAAAATTTGGGAAGTATATGCACGAGCATTACCCTAACGTTGGGCACGTGGTAGATAAATTAGATACAACCTTCAAGGTACGTATAGATAATACACCACTAACTTTTTGGGAAGACATCATACCTCATATCAGAGATGAATCTTAGGTATGTTATGGATAGCCCTCCAGTTTTAACTTAATCTATAACAGCTGACTGACCCCAGTTAGACAAGTTGCCGGTCTTGTACCTACCTACCGGCACTTAATTAATTTTTAAATAACAGTTGCAATTAGATTGTAACTGTGTTATAATGTACGAACTTAATACAACAAAGGAGAAAACTATGTATGAGTATGTAAAAGGAAAGGCGATGTGGGCGAATATCACGTCACCTAATACGAGGTTCCAACCTCACAAGTATGGTTTAACTGTGTTAACTGACACAGATACAGCGGCTAAGCTAGAAGGCATAGGGCTGAATCAAGTTAGAGACAGAGCAGGACAACCTAAGTATGATGAACCGGCTTTTACTTTTAGTAAGAGAGCCACAAAGAATGACGGTGAAGCAAACGTTGCACCTAAGTTAGTTGACATGGAAGGCGTTGCCTTAGATGTTAGCGTTGGTAATGGTTCAGAAGTAGTTGTAAAAATCAAGCCTTACAAAAATGATTACGGTCAATTTGCAGAGCTGATGGCTGTTAAAGTTGAGACTCTTATTGAGTACAGCGAAGCGGCTACTGACGATAACGAGGAATTTTAATATGGTTGTTACTATAACTAACGATGATGTTACTACAAACTTTGATATCGATATGATTACAGACGATGCAGTGAAGCAAGAAGCTACTGTTATCGTACAAAAAGTAGGTAACCTACAAGTTATTATCGAAGCGTTGGACTTTGCAAGTCGTTCTCATCGTGCTAACTTAGAAGTGTTACTGCAAGGCAGAGACGAATCAATCGTTGAGCCAGATGTTAATGACACTACAGAAGGAGACGAACAACCTGAAGAGTCTTAGTCTATAGGAGGGCTAACATGGAAGATAAAACTTGGGATAAGTTAAAGCAACCCTGTCCACTTTGCACCAGCAGTGATGCTGTAGGAATCAATCAAAATGGTTCTGCAAAGTGTTTCAGTTGTGGAGAATTTATGCCTAACTATAAACAATCATGTGAAGGAAAAGATATGACAACAACAACAACAACACAGCACAAGCAGATAGATAGTGTGGGTGAGGGTAACTTCATTGCACTAACAGACCGGCAGATATCTCAGAGCACTGCTCAGAAGTATGGAGTTAAGGCTGTTCAAGATTTGAAAGGTCAGGTAGTAAAACATTTCTATCCATATTATAATGGACATGAGTTGTCTGCTACCAAGTGTCGTAACACAGTAACTAAAGACTTCTTTGTTACAGGTACATACAACGACACCGGATTGTTTGGACAACAGCTGTTCAAGAGTGGTAAGTATGTTACCATAACCGAAGGCGAGTGTGATGCTATGGCGGCTTACGAACTACTGGGTAGTAAGTGGGCAGTCGTATCTATCAAGCGTGGTGCACAAGGTGCAGTGCGTGACATCAAGGAGAGCTTAGAATTCTTTGATGACTTTGAGAATATTATTGTAGCATTTGATAATGATAAGGCAGGTAAGGATGCGGCTGTTAAAGTTGCTAGGCTTTTCAAGCCGGGCAAAGCTAGGATACTTACTCTACCTAATGGTTTCAAAGACCCGAATGATATGCTTCGAAGTAACAAGCACAAAGACTTCGTTGAAGCTTGGTGGGCTAGTAAAGTTTACACACCTTCTGGTGTCATTAATGTTACTGAACAACGAGAAAAGTTTCACAATCGTGAGAGAAAACAAAGCGTTCCCTATCCTTATGAAGGACTAAACAAAAAGCTATATGGCTTAAGACAAGGTGAACTGGTAACTCTAACAGGTGGTACAGGTCTTGGTAAGTCTAGTGTAACTAGAGAGATAGAGCATTGGCTTGTCAAACAGACTCAAGATAACGTAGGTATCATAGCACTAGAAGAAGATTGGAGACGTACCATTGATGGTATAATATCTATCGAAGCTAATGCTAGACTGTACGTTGATGAAGAGAGAGAGAAGTTTTCGAAAGAAGAACTTGATAAGATGTTTGATATGCTGTATGATGGTGATAATAAAAACAGAGTCTGGGTTCACTCACACTTTGGCACCAACGACATTGATGATATCTTTACCAAGCTTCGCTTTATGATTATAGGATGTGACTGTAAGTGGGTGGTCATTGACCATTTACATATGCTAGTCAGTGCTGTACATGATGGAGACGAAAGACGAGCTATTGATTCTATTATGACCAGGCTTAGAAGTTTAGTTGAAGAGACAGGTGCAGGGATTATTCTTGTATCACATCTCAGAAGAGTTGATGGTAACAAAGGACACGAGAATGGAGTAGAGGTTAGCCTCTCACATCTTCGTGGCTCCAATAGTATTGGTCAGCTTTCTGATTGTGTGATTGCTTTAGAACGTAATCAACAGTCTGATGACCCTGATGAAGCAAGGACAACCAAGCTTCGTGTACTTAAATCAAGGTACACAGGTGATGTTGGACTAGCGGCTCGAGTCATCTATGATGGTGAGACAGGCAGACTAACTGAACTTACAGACGAAGACATTGAGTTTGATAACTCTAAAGATGAGGCATTTTAATTATGGATTTAGTATTTGACATAGAGACTGACGATTTAATAGCTACTAAAGTGTGGTGTATTGTTGCTCAGAATCCTGAGACAGAAGAGATATTTCAATTCACACCGGATAACTTACAAGCAGGGTATGACTTCTTAGCCACAGCCGACACATTGATCGGACATAATATCATAGGCTTTGACATTCCTTTAGTAGAGAAGTTTGGTAACGTAAATCTCAGTGGCAAAAATGTTATTGATACCTTAGTACTCTCTAGATTATTTAATCCCACTAGAGATGGTGGTCATAGTCTAGGTACTTGGGGTTACAAGCTTGGCTATCCTAAGATTGAGTTCGAAGACTACCTTAACTATTCCCCACTGATGCTTGAGTACTGCACACGTGATGTTACTTTAAACACTCGTGTCTTACAAGAGCTAAGAAAAGAATCAAAAGGTTTTACACCTGACTGTATTGCTATAGAGCAGGGAGTATCTAAGATTATGAAGCAACAAGAGACCAATGGTTTCTTATTTGATATGCCTTCAGCACTATCTTTACTTGCAGAGCTTAGAGAAAAGATGCAGATTATAGAGGACGAGGTACACAATACCTTTAAATCTAAGTGGGTAGATACTAAACTTGTTACACCTTTCATTAGGAAAGATGGCAACCTATCTAAACGTGGACTAACTGATGATGAGTATCAGCGTTGTTTAGATACAAGCAACTACCTTCCTTTCATGCGACAAACATTACAAGAGTTTAATCTTGGTAGTCGTAAACAGATTGGAGAATATCTTATTGACTTTGGTTGGAAGCCAGATAGGTTTACACCTACTGGTCAACCCATAGTAGATGAGAAAACATTATCAGCTATCACACACATACACGAAGCAAAACTTATTGCTGACTTCTTGTTAATACAGAAACGTATTGCTCAAGTAGATTCGTGGGTGGGTGCTGTTAAAGAAGACGGGCGGGTTCATGGTTTTGTTATTCCTAACGGTACAATTACCGGACGGATGGCACACAGGAATCCAAATATGGCACAGGTTCCTTCAGCACACAGCCCATACGGTAAAGAATGCCGAGCATGTTGGGTGGTAGGTGAAGGGAACGTATTACTAGGAGTAGATGCAAGTGGGTTAGAAATTAGAATGTTAGCTCACTATATGAATGACAATGAATATATCAACGAAATACTTAACGGAGACATACACTCCTCTAATCAAAAATCTGCAGGACTTGAATCAAGAAATCAGGCTAAGACATTCATCTATGCACTCATGTATGGAGCCGGAGATGAGAAGCTTGGTAACGTGGTCGGAGGAAATAAGAAAGATGGGCAAAGAGCTAGACAACATTTCTTCGATAATAAACCTGCATTTAAGTCTCTTAGAGATAGAGTTAGCAGAGCTGCAGAAAAAACTTTCCTCAAAGGATTAGATGGGAGGAAGCTTTACATACGTAACAAACATGCGGCACTCAACACTCTACTACAGGGAGCAGGTGCTATTGTTATGAAGAAAGCTTTAATTATTCTGGACGATCTACTTAAACTAAATGCTATAGACTATAAGTTTGTTGCTAACATTCACGATGAGTGGCAGATAGAAGTTAAAGAATCACAGGCAGATTTTGCAGGTGAGTTAGCAGTCAATAGTATTATACAAGCAGGAGAAGAATTTAATCTTCGTTGTCCTATGGATGGTGAATACAAAATAGGGAGGGATTGGAGTGAGACACATTAAACCAAACGACAGTAGTAGGAAAGGTGATCTAGCTGAGTACTACGCAGTAACATGGCTATGGGATAATGGCTATGAAGTTTTTAAAAACTCAGGCTGTACAGGACCAATAGATATGATAGCTGTAGATAACAAAGGAGTAGCTACTTACATTGATGTAAAGACTTTTAGAAAAAGAAATAGAAAATCAGAGGGAAAATATAACGGAAGTCTTAGTGAAGGTACAAACTTAGAACCAAGTAGAGCTAGAACAAAATTACAAAAAAAATTAGGGGTTAAACTTTTATGTTTTAATCCTAAAACAAGAAAACTAAAATTTGTGGAGCATTTAGATGACAAATAAAACAAAACCACTTGACACAACCGATCAAGATGTATATAATAAACTGTCGGCTAAGAAAAAAACAGCCGAGTCAGGACACTGGTATACCCAGACAGGTGAGCCAATGTATACTATCATTGGAGCTAACGGTAAAGAACGTAACACTACTCTTCGAGATGCTAAGAAAGATAACTTAGTACCTTCGGTCACTACTGTGTTAGGTATGATAGCCAAACCTGCATTAGAAAACTGGAAGATCAATCAAGCATTAAACTCTGCACTTACTTTAGAGAAAGAAGAAGATGAATCTCTTTCTGAGTTTGCTTACAGATGC